GACGAGCACGCCGTCGTGGTTGTGCACGCCCGCGTACGCGTCCGGGTTCTCCTCGCTCCACAGCCGCCCCTCGACCGACCAGTAACGCGTGCCTTTCTTTAGGTCGCGCTCGACTAATTCAGCGATCCACTTGGCCGGCATCAGCCGCGTGGCGGACACTTCGAACCAATGGCTATTGATCAGCAGCGCGAGCCACTTGGTAATTTCGGCCCACGTCACCGAGCGCAGCTGCGCTTCCGAGTTCGCCGAGATGATGGTCGTCGAGCCTATACGCGTCGACAACATCCACAGCGTGATCCAACTGACCAACGCCGACTTGCCGATACCGCGACCAGAGGCTGTCGCCATGCGCAGCACTTCGTACGCCTCGCGGGTCTTGTTGGCCTTTATATGCTCGGCAAATTTGCGTAGCACTTTGCGCTGCCATTTACGCGGGCCGCTGAAGTGCTCGAGCGGCGTGCCGGCCTGGCCCCACGGAAAGACGAACAGCACGAACGCCTCGGGGTCATCTTTAATCGCAGGCGACCAGAGCTTGCTCATGAGCAGCTCTTCTTGGTCAGCGCTATAGATCGGCGTTTGCATGCGTCGGTTGGTCGATAGTTAGTGGTGCCCGTTCATCTTGTGCCAAGCGGCCATTAATGACGCGCGATTCCGCCTCTCGCAATGCTGCCGTGATGCTGATCTGCTGCTGTATGTCGACTTGCACCTGTTGCTTCGCCACCCAGCCGTGCACATGCGTGAGTATGGATAGGGCAGCTTTAGCGTCCCCTTGACGCGCGGCTTCGCGGAGTTGCGTGGCGGCTTCGACGTGTCCATCGGCGCGTCCCTTCTCTTCGGCTAGTTGGGCCATCGGATCTAGCTGGCACAAACGGCGGTACTCGATCGGCAGCAATCCGGCTGCCAGCGCCAACGTATCACCTTTCAACCCGAGCGCGGCGGCGTCGTAAATCGCCTGCAGCGTCTTCTCGGTTGCTTTCACCTCGCGCGGTGCGAACGGCAAAGACTTGAAGGACATGGCTGAAGGTTACTGGATGAAAGCACAGGGCTGCAAGCTGGTGGGCTAAAAAATAAAAAATTTTTTGCGAACGCTCCCCGTAATTTTGACCGGGTGGCCTCGGGCCCTACCCCCCCATGCCAGCGGCCAGCGGCCGCCAGCCCGCAGCGCCAGCCCGGAGCCGGGCGCCCCCAGCCCCCCAGCCCGCCAGCTTGCAGCGCTCGAGCTCGAGCGCCGGTGCGCGCGACGCGCGGGCGTTAGGTCATTTGGGTCATGGCATGCGAGCCGGTGCGCGCGCCAGCGCGGGCATGCGGCCGTCGGTCTTTGGGTCATTTGGGTCATGGCGTGCCGATTGCCCAAAGTGCCCAAAAGCATGCGGGCGTGGGCATGGCGGCGTGGGCGCTTTGGGTCATTTGGGCACTTTTGCCATGGAAAAAAAGTCGATGAGCCGCTTCATTGTGCGCCGCTGCAGCTCACAGCTGTACGCCTATACAGTATATTAAGACTTTTTAAATTTAATCAAAAACCATGACCCAAATGACCCAAAACCCCCTCGCGCCCTACGGAAATAGGCTCGAGCGCTTAGGCAATTCTCGCCGCGCTCATGACCCAACGATCACCCAAATGACCCAACATTCGCGCGCTGTCGCATGTATCCGCCTGTTGGTCACGTTATAAAAAACTAATTGACGCTACATTGGCGCGCGCTCAAGATGGCCACATGTTCAACGTCACTGAGGTAAATCACATGAACAAAACCGAACAACGCGAGCTGGCACAAGCTCGAGCCGTCGCCGCCACTATGCCGGACTATGCCGCGCGCGTGATCGCCATCATGCGCCGCTCGACGCGCAATCGCGTCACACTCGCTATGACTGACGCGGCGATCGCGGAGCACAAGCTCGAGGCCTATTTCGAGCCCGGCACAAACTACATGCTGGCGGTGCGCTCATGAGCGCGCCGCTGTCCGATCGCGTGATCGCCGCGCGCGATCGCATCACCTCGACGATCGCGCACCCGGCGACCAGCGACTGGCTGCGGCGCGCGTTGATCGACGCGCTCGAGCGCGACCCATTCGACGCCCGCATGGATGCGTTCCAATGTTTCTTGCTGGTTCGCCAGCTCGAGGACGCCGTACGCGAGGACGCCGCTGCGCTCGAGGTGACGCCATGAGCGCCCGTCAGCTCTCCAACGCGCTCACCGTCGCCGGCTGCGCCGCTTTTCTAGCGGCCGTCTATCTGGGCGCTTTTTCTCTGCTAGTCGCCAGCACGGCCGTTGTCGCGCTGGCGTGCATCATCGATCACATTCGCAAGTAACCTAGAGGACACTACATCATGAGCACTCTGCAACTGAATCTGACCGTTTCGCTGGCGACCCTGCGCGCTGCGCGCACGCATACCGCCGAAGGCGATATTCGCTCCTATTTGAACGGCGTCTTTCTTGACGTGACGGCCGGAAAGGTCGTCGCCACTGATGGCCATCGTATGCTGGTGATATCGGCGCCCGGTATCGTGCACGCTCGAGCGTACGATAAAGCTGTCATGCCGCCAGAGCTGCGCGAGGGCGTGATCATCCCCAACGACGCGATAGATGCGGCGCTCAAGCTGTATTCCGGCGAGTTTGCACGCGGCAAGCGCCTAGGCGACGTCGACGTCGCCGTCACCCTGCGATGGGTGCGCGAGCTGGATCCGACGCGCGCAGACGTGCACATTATCCGCCAGCCCGAGGGCACGATCGCCGTACCGAACGGCGGCGCTGTCGGCTTCCGGCCGCTTGACGGCACATTCCCACAATGGCGCCGCGTGATGCCGGCGGCCGGCGAGCTGGGCGCGCTCGAGCCATCCTGCACCAACTGGCAGTATGTCGCCGACGCATGCGACGCGTTCGCCATCCTGCGCAACGTGTCGAAAAAGGCGGCCGGCCAGCATGCCGTGCGCATACATACGCGCGGCACGTCGCCCGCGATCATCACGGACGGCCAGCCCGATGCCGTCGCCGTCGTCATGCCCCTGCGCGGCGAGATTGGCGCCGGCGCGCTCGAGGAGGCGCTCGCAGCGGCGCACGCCGACACGCCAGCGCCGACGCCCGCTGACGTCGACGCGGCCGCCTGATCACCACCCCCACACTAGGAGCACATAACATGCAGACGAACACCATTACCAGCGCCGCCGGCTACTCACCGGCGGTCGACACTCTCAAGCTCGCCATCGTCGACGCGCTCGACTTATGGATACGCCAGCGGCCGGGGCTCGAGCCTGGCAACTATATCCGCGATTGGCGCGACGTCGACGGGCGCCGGGCGTACCGCGCGGAGTCGCGCTCGATTACACGCGACCTACACCACGCGCGCGCTATGCTGCGGTATGTCGAGCTGCGGCCGTCGA